CAATATCCGGACATTTAACAGGTGATGCTTCAGGAATAAATGCTTCATTCAGTAATGGTTCCTTTACTAAAATATCTGGTAATAATGCTTCCTTTAGTAGTGGTTCCTTTACTAAAATATATGGTGATAATGCTTCATTCATAAATATATCAGGTGATAATGCTTCTTTTACAAATGGATCATTCACAAAAATAAATAATATATCTATATATAGAAATAATAATAATTTAATCATAGGTGATATACCTGGTGGTATAAAAACTAACGGTAGTTATAATACTTCCATAGGATTAGGAGCGTCCGCTTCATTGACTGGTGGATATGAAAATGTATCTGTTGGATATAAATCATTGTATAATGCTTCAAATGCGAGTGGTAATGTAGCAATAGGGTATAAAGCAGGATATCATCATACAGGAAGTAATAATATTTTTATTGGTCATAATTCAGGTGTCCGGAATATTACTAATGCTTCAAATATTGAAGACTCTAAAAGTAGTAATCAAATATATATAGGGAGTAATGCATCTTTTACTATACATGATGATGGGTCGGTAACATCCGGCCCATTAATTTATGGTAATTCAAATAATAATGGATATTTACAATTTAATGCTAGTAAAGTCCTTTTTAATGCAAGTTTTATTGATATTGAGGGCGGATTGTTACAAATACATCATAGTACTTTACAGTTGGACACGGCAAGTATAGGTGATGACAACCACATTAATATAGGATATTACGAAGGTGGTAGTGGGTCATATGTCAGATTGTATACCAGCAAGGCAGATAAGGATACCGTATCCTATGAAACCGAAGATGTAGACGGATATGTTGATTTTAGAGTAAAAACATTAATAGGGTCTTCAGCAAGTTGTACAAGTGGTTCTTTTACAACTTTACAAGTAGATAATATAAGTATAGATGGTAATACCATTTCATCAACAGATAGTACAGATTTTAATATTACTCCATTAACAGGACAAAAAATTGTACTTGATGGTGCGATTAACATAGATGCCGGTGTAGTAACAGGTGCAACATCAATTACATCTACTGCTTTTGTAGGTGCTTTAACAGGTAATGTTTCTGGAACTGCAGCTACAGTAACAGGTGCAGCACAAACTGCTATTACAAGTGTAGGAACTCTTACAGCTTTACAAGTAGATAATATAAATATAAGTAGTAATACCATTTCATCAACAGCTGGTACAGATTTAAATATTACTCCATTAACAGGACATCAAATTGTTCTTGATGGTACAATTATCATATATGCCGGTGTAGTAACAGGTGCAACATCAATTACATCAACTGCTTTTGTAGGTAATTTAACAGGTAATGCTTCAGGGACAAGTGGTTCTTTTACCAATTTAGATGTAAGTGGTAGTTTGACTGTAGGTGGAGTAGATGTAGCGGGTGGCGGTGGCGGGGGAGGCACTCCAGGTGGTAATAATACCGAAATACAATATAATGATAATGGTGCTTTCAATGGATCTTCTAGTTTAGTATTTTATAATGGATCTTCAACCTTAGCAGTTAATGGTTCTATAACAGCAACAGGTGATATTACAGCATTTTATGCAAGTTCTGATAAAAGACTAAAAAAAAATATAGTGACTATAGAAAATCCGTTAGATATTATAAATAATATTAGAGGTGTTAGATTTAATTGGAATGATGAAGCAAAAAAAGTCAATCCAGGAGTAGATTTAAATAAAATAGAAATGGGTGTTATAGCACAAGAAATTGAAGACCATATCCCAGAAGTAATTAAAGGTGGATTACAAGGATATAAAGCAGTAAGATATGAAAAAATTGTACCATTATTGATTGAAACAATAAAAGAACAACAAAAACAAATTAATAATTTAAATGATAGATTAGAAAAATTAGAAAATAAAGTTAATTAAAATGATCAGTTAATGTATGATATATTAAATAGTCGCTTGGTATTTCTTCTGTAGCAGTTTCTATTCCTAGTTTAAATTTCAAAATATCTTCTAAATTATTTATTATTAGAGGTTTTGAATAAATATAATAATTTTGTAATATATTTCCGTCCATTTCGTCTCTAGTTATAATTTTATTAAATGATATATTTCCTATTAAATTTTGTCTCAACACTCTATCATTATAAGTGGGATAAATATTAAAAATAATAGTTACAACAATATTTTCATTTGTTACTCCCCCCACTGTTTCTGGTTCATACTTTAAACCATCTATTATATAATAACAATTTGTTAAATCAGATGTATTAAACCCTGGATCAAGTGTTAAAAATGCTCCAATAAAACCCATATTAATATATTACATTTTTTTTTTTATAATTGAACTATGAAGGGACAAATATTAAATCAGTATTTCCGTAGAAAACAGTCGTAAAGTGATATTGAGGATAATCCATATAACTGAATTGCGATGTCGCGCCGATGGACCCAACTCCACTAGAGGCGTATCCCGTCTTCCATAAAATTACATTTCCAGTGGCATTGGTGGCCGAAGCAGTGGCGGGGGTTGGAAATGGAGGATAGGAAGAATGCTGTCCGGTATATCCGCCGGAGTAATTTTTTACCATGACCCAATAATATTGACCTGCAGTAACCGGCCAGGGGCTAGATAATGTCATGTAACGGTATACATTTGCGATATGGGTACCGGTCACTGTACATTTGGCCTTACGCGCCGCATTACCAGCTGTATTTCCCAGATTTGTATCAGTTGTTCCATTATAATATAAACCTAATTGAGATTCGTAATAGTTCATAGCTCCCAGCGCTACTATATTTCCTGCTGCCGTAAATTTATACATAGCCCCCATACTATAATTTTGCCAGCCCTGACTCACCAGCCACGGGGGATTTTTCAAAGAAATCCCTGATATTGTAGGAGTTTCATTACTCAGGGCTCCTTGAATAATATACATCAGTGGGGATGTGTCATAAGGATTTAATGCAAACTCATGATTTTGGGGCACCGGTTGATCAGGAGATGTGCTTGCATTGTATGTGATAGGTCCATATGAAAAACGCTCCCCAGCGGAGGACTTTGGTTCAGTAGCCACAATATCATATTTAAAATCATTTGTTGTACCCGAAGTCGTATCACCTATATAAAATGCCCATTCAGTTGTAGGGTGATAAGCGCCCCCACTGGTAAGTTGATATCTTGGGAGAACTGTATGCGGTGGTCCAATGTATTTAGGATTCTCGTATGCAGTATGAGGATCAGTTGTTAACGTCCAATAAAGATAACCATTTATTGTTAATGTAACGTCGATTTCTGTAGAGGTAGCATTTTGTACAGGTAATTTTGTTGATACAGATTCAGTGTTTTGTTCTTGATACATTATCATATAATTGGAATATATATCTCCTATTAAAGTATTTTCAGGTATTCCAGTCCCCGAAACATACATTCCTGAAAATACATCTGTCAAACTAGCATTAGTCCACGATGTACCTGAACCATTAGGATTTAGAATGACATGCCAATTATTTTGTAAAGACGCTTGAATAGTGGTTTCATACCATTTAATTTTTAAACCAATATAAGGAAGTGTTGTTGCAGAGGTAAAACCCGGATATCCTGGGAGATTTGTGCTTGTGGTATCTAAAAAACGCGTTGCCCAACCAGATGAAGGTGACGCTGTGATATTATTGCTGACACTTTGACAAGAAGATGTTAATTGCGTACCTTGTGTCACACCGTATCTATTATGAAAAAAACTAGTTAATGACCCATTATATGGACCCACGGACTCGTCAGTAAATGAAGCGTTTGACGCGACAATATCATCTCTAGATCCAGCATATGTATGATATCCTCTTGTAACAAAACAAAATCTATCACCGAATGAACCGGATATGGTGTCCATGGCATTAATACCTATTTGATCATCCCATGTTGCCTTATCATAGTCTTTTTTTATTAAACCTAACATAGTAGGTATATAGTTGTTCCAACTAACAACTTTCATCCATATTGTAGCTTCATCAATACATTTTGGGGAATTACGATCAACAACCATACCAGGGCTTACACCCGAAGAATTATTATAACTAATAAACATCGTAAAATAGTCTGGATACGAAGCCTGTGGTTGGTATAGTTTTGCTTGCGTATTTGGCTTTCCATTTTCCCCTGGAAGATCACCCATCAGGAAAGTTGAATTATTACTATATCTAGAGTAAAATCTCCATTTATCGGGTGTTATTATATTCGCAAATCCAAATGTTTTATTTTTAAATTCGCTCATAGATAATGGTCGATAGACAGAAGTATGATCAGTAAATGTTGCACCATCAAAATATGATAGTTTTATACCAGGTGAATCCAGGGCAGTAATCGTAAGATAACCGTGTCCACTAACGGCCCGCACGTCGCTGGATTGGGAGGATCCGTCAGTGCTTATATGAGATCTGCCCCCTTTTCCATTCCATGCGGTCTGCGATCCCGCCCCCGCATCGCCCCCCTTACACCCACCACCACCACCGCCGGCATGGACTGACGCACCGCCGCCGCCACCGAAACCACCAGAAGCCCCACGCGCGCTCGAGTACCAACCCCCCTCACCACCTGCCCCTCCATTCATAAACGCATATCCATACGTTTTGCTCTGCGGGGAGTACCCGTTTCCTGCGCCGTTTGAGACTAACCCTCCTCCTCCACCATTTCCGTATATGCCGGCTGAACCACCATCAGTGTTGGTGTTGGTCGCAACTATTTCGCCGTTTGTACCATTGACCGATTGAGAATTGACCCGCGGTGCGCCCCCGCCGCCACCTGCTGCGATAAGCAATGTAAAATTGTTGGTGTAATCTTCACCTTTTACAAAAAATGTGCCACCGCCACCACTTGACCCAAGGCTTGTCGCAGCACCCGAAAAGCCCATTTGTCCGATTAATATCATATATTTATCACCGCTCGTCAGTGTGAATGTGCCTCCCATTACCGCGCCTTTCCCACCTAAATAAGTGTTCTGAGCATCACCACCACTTGCTCCGCATGCCTCTATCTGGTAAGATCCTGTGTGCGGCACGGTCCAAACTTGTATTCCGTTGCTAGTGGCAGATCCAGAGACATTAAAATAATCAGTATTCCACCAATTACTGGAAGATCCATATTCAGACCTACAATCTGTTAATGTTGGACCCAAAGCACCACTAGCATTACAATTTGTAAATGTGTGGGATTGAAAACCATAGATGGCATATAATTTAGCATGACCTTCGGCATCCGTTGTCCCGTGTTCTATATATTTTTCTTTTATATGAGATAAACTCACATTCGAACCATTTATTGGTGTCGTAGAAGGCGCTAAGAAAGTGATTGTAACATACCCATGGCCGGTATTATAACCCTCATCACTCGCGGTATCAGGGGGAATTTGATAATAGGAACCTCCGCCCCCACCAGCGGCTTTACTATTCTCATTTGCTGCCCCTCCACCAGAATAACCACCACCACCACCCGATCCACCCCAACCACCTCCTCCTCCTCCCCCAAACCCTCCCTCCGCTTTCTCCGAATCATACGCAGTATTTATGCATCCTATTCCGCCGCCCCGAAAAGACTTTGCACCTGTTCCACCGGGGTTGGTTGCCCTGGTGTCAGTCGATTCTGGACCATCGCCTAGAAAACCAGCACCTGAACTGCCTCGGTAGTTGGAGGTAATTGTATATGATCCGCCGTTACCATTCGAACCGCCATTATTACCTCTATCCGCACCCGCCCCGCTTGTGGGAGCATACCTACCATGCTTACCGTTTCGAGTAAAACTGGCTCGGGAGCACCCTGAGGCGTTGACCGCCGAAGTGGCATTCATATTTATATCGCGCCATGCACCTCCCCCACCTGCTATTAATATAATTGACTGTTCACTTGTGTCACTTAGTATCGTACCGGTAATTTTTTTAACAACGAAAGTTGCTCCACCGCCACCTGCTGAATACTGCCAAACGGCACGGGTGCCGTTCTGCAAACCTTCTTGACCAACTAATATATAAATCTCCTCGCCTGCAGCGAAAAAAACAACCTGTTTTATTATTATTCCTTCAGTTTCATACGTTGAAGTACCACCTCCTTGAGCGCCTGCTGCTATGATTTCATATGTACCACCCACAGGTACGGTCCATATTTGAATGCCTGCAGATAAAGTGACAATCGGATTACCATTATAACCTGCTGCGCTTGTCGGTCCATCCCGCCCCACCCCATCCAAAGTTGTAAAATTGTAAATCCCAGACATTTATATATATATATATAAATAATTATAGTTATTTTAAACTATTTAATAATATTTCCCGCATCGTCGACTCTACCCAACATAATTTGTTTTAATTCACTATATAATTCATCACTAATCATTTCTGTAATTTCTAATTTTAAATCATAATGTAAACCATTTAAATTATAATTTGTATCATCATTTCGTTTTAATGTAATATGAATATTTGATAATTTATCTGTATTTATATCTGGTAAAAAATTCTGTTGAGATATATAATCTGAATATGGCATATCATAATATATCATATCTCCTGGTGCACCATTTAATGGTATCCTTTTTAATATTTGACGGTCGAATGTTTCAGTCCCCCCTAAAGATGGAAGTTCATCCATAATTACATCAATATAATGAATAGATAAATCTGGAATAAATTCAGCTATGTGCGGTCCATCTAGATATACATCTGCTATTGTTTTAAATCCTAATTTTTTAAATAGTTTTTTTGCGTTTTCTGGTGCGGTGGTGAAACAAATATAAAAGGCTGATCCTGATTTATTAGTAATTGTAATCTTTTTAGCAATATTATCAAAAGTTAAAGTCACCTTTGTACATTGCCGATTAATTTCATTTATTAAAGTGTGTATTGTATAATATCCTTCAGTTATAGATACAGAATCAGTGTCAAATTTCAGCGTTATAATATTACTATTAATATCACCATATATATTATGTGGCACATACGGCATTTGTGCTCCAATTAATCTGATATTTATAACTCTATTAAATGGAGTAATATGATGTTTTCTGTGACCCATATCATAATTATGAGGGTATATATTCATACTTTCAGGTGTTATAGCATTAACACTGGATAAATGAATTATAGTTTTTCTAATATTAATTGGTAATATATTTTCTAAATTAATACTTGCATGGGTTTTAGAATATCCATCAACCACCTCTAATATTGCCGAAGCATTCTCTATCGCAGACTGTCTGGTCCGTTCACTTGTATTATTTAAGTTTTCTAATAAATTAGCTACATCCATATTAGTATGATTATTATTAGAATTATTATTAGAATGAGAATCATGCTGAGAACCCTCAATTATTTGCCCTTCTATCATTTTATTTTTAGGTTTAAACATATTTTTTATGAATGCGTATATTATTCCTAGAATTGTTATAGAAGAAATACCTATTAATATTTTCATATTGGTATTTAAGTTTGAAAGCATATTTAATAATTATTATTATAAAAAAAAAATATAATTTAATATATATAATGTCGGATAACAATATCAATAATAACAACAATTTAAAACAAGCTGAATTTGTAGGAGTACCTAATAATAATTATGAAGATTGTCCAGCTTTAATGTCTGACGGTAGATTCATTACAAGTTATAAACCTAATTGTGAAATGAATAATACAATAAGTGGATTATTTGATGAAAAAAAACTCTCAAGTTGGGAATTAACTTATTATTTAACTAATGAAGCAGGTAAAGTACATAATTATGTAAATAATCAATATAGTAAAAATTATGGATGTAGTGCATATCCTTATAAAATTATAGATCCTGAATTAAAACAAGATTGTAATACTGATAATTGTGTTATCAGAAATGTAAATCCTAAAGGATTAGGTATATGATTACTCTATATATTACATTTTCCAACGATTTTTACAATCTAAGCATGTAAAGAATTGTGTCATAGGTTCATCAGCGGATCTAGTTTGCATTTCATAATATGAACATTTTCTACTGCCACATTTACGACACTTATATCTTTCAGTCATCGCTTCAGGTTTGAGTTCATATTTAATTTTATCTCTTTTTGTTTTATCATCTATCATTTTCTTCCAATTATCAGGAAATATATCATATACAGATAATTTTGATATTTCTTCTGGTTTTATTTCATTATTTTTTATTTTATCATATAAATAATTATTTTTAATATATGAATCTTTATTTAAATTTAAATATATAGATCTTATTTTTGAAAAATATAAATTATAAAATATTTTATTATCCCATCTACAACTAATATTATTATCTTTCGCGAAATTTATAGTAATATTATAAATACTTTTTTCTATATTTCTTGATAACTTAACATCTTCCATTATTTTATGTAATTTATTAACACATAATGATCTATGTTTATCATTATAATTAGAATTCATATTTATAATTATAATAATATTATAATCAAATTTATAAATATTAATAATTATTATTATCTATATCTAATTCATTTTCACTATCAATTAATTCAAAATCTTCATCTGATTCTTCTTTTTCCTCTGCTGAATTATAATCTTGATCATCTGATTCTTCATCTAATTCGCTATCTTCTGAATCATCCGATAAACAATCATCAAAACCTTCATTAATAATATCATATAGTTCAGCATAATCAGATACATTAAAATCTTTTATAGCATTTTTATCATCAAAACATATCATAAATATATCACCATATAATAATATTACAGACGAATCTTCATCTAAAAATTTTGATGATCCATTAGGTATTAATTCATGTTTATTAATATTCTCTTCTTTCCCATCATACCAACTATAACATTTTATAGTATCTTTATTATTGACCCATGAATATAAATGACGAATATTATTAGTACCACGATTATTAGAATTTTTATTAAGGGTAATAATGATATTACGATTCTCAATATTTAATTCTAAATCATTCATTTTAGTATCAATATTAATTCTAACAATATTTTTCATTTTAATTTAATATAATAATTTTTTTTTAAATAATTTAAAAAAATATAATATAAATTATAAATGACAGACTATAAAAAATCAAAATCATTTGAAGAACGTTTATCAGAATCTAATAGAATTATTGAAAAATATCCAGATAGATTACCTATTATAGTTGAAAGAAAAAATACATGTAAATTAAATAATATCGATAAAAATAAATTTTTAGTACCTTCTGATATGGCTTTAACACAATTTATTTATATTATTAGAAAACGAATAAAATTAAATTCAGCTGAAGCATTATTCTTTTTTATTGAAAATAATGTACCAGTCCAATCCTCTACTATCTTGGAATTATATAATATACATAAAGATAAAGATGGTTTCTTATATATAATATATAATTCAGAAAATACCTTTGGTTAATGTATAATTATTATTTTTGTTCTCCCCAAAATTCTAAAATTTATGACCAAAAGCTAAATATCAATAAATTACAATATTTTATTGATAAATATAATTTAATATGTAAAGATAAAGTTAAAGAATATTGGATTAATAATGTAAATATTATATCTAATAATGGTCATTTATCATTTCATAAAATTATAGATGGTACGATGGGTTATGATAATAATTATTTAATACATAATTATGATAAAGAAATATGTATACCATTTAATTTTTATGAATCACATCTAGAAGATGAATATACTATTTATGAAAATATTATAGAAGAAGATATAAAAATTATAATAAAAAAATATGATGATTATATTACATTACATTATGAATCTGAAAATATTATAAATAATAATAATAATTTTTTATATTATAATAATATATAATATGAATTCTATATTGATAATTGTATTAGCATTTTTAATATTATTTATACTTCAAAATATTATTAATAATCGTATGGGTATTAATGATGTTTTAAATAAAAATAAAAATGAGGTAATTACTAAATATGTTAATAAAGTAAAAGGTAAAAAACAAGAAGTAAATAATTATATTAAAGAACAATCTAAAACTAAAATAGAATATAAAGATCCCTTTTATAAATTTCCAGATCCTATGCTTTCAAATATAAGTCATCCATTATCAGCTGGATATAAACCTTTATTCCAAAATACAAATGATAATATAGATATGTCTAATTTAGATATAATCAGAACCAATGCTTTTGATAATTATAAACATGATAAAATATTTTTTCAACCTGAATTAATAAAAAAAGATACAATGGATCCTAATCCAGGTGATTATACAATGCAAGGTTTAGCTAAAACATGGGATGGTGAAGAATCTCAAATTAAAATGACTAGCGATGAATATTTAACTAAATATCCTAAATATGCTGATAGTAATATTATGAATGAATTAACTAATGTCGGATATTTCTTTGATAATGATGAAAACAATAATTTTATTAATCTTAAAGATAAAATATTACCTGATAATTGTAACTTAAATGGTGACAAATTAGAATGTAAATTCAATAATAAATTACAACCTATCCCTGATAAATTAATGAAAAATGATAGTCGTGTATTAAATAATATAGGTGTATTAATTCATGATGATGTTTTAGTAAAATCAACTAATGATTTTTCATATGATGATATATCTGGAAATACATACAAAACATGGCATTATCCAGATGAAAAACCCATGAATGGTGGAGTAGAGTTTAATGATGTATATGCTAGTAATCCTACGGGTTATAATGAAAATTATATGACTGTTGAAAATAAATTAAATTGTGCAACGTGTGCTATTTAATTTAAAATATAATATTATTATATAATGAAATTTTCCCCATATTTATTAATTGGTTTGGTGATTCTTATATTAATTGCAATTTTTCTATCTGGTATGGGATGTACATATTATATTAATGATAAAATTGTTAGTAAAGAAAAATTTAATAAATTGAAAAAAACTAATAAATCTAATTGTCGTGCCAGATTTGCACATTGTGATTGTTAAATATTTAAAAATTTAACGTTTATATTTATTATGAAATCATATAAAATTGATTGTAAATGTGACGTATTATCTTATATTAATAATTATGATAATAAATGTATTAATTATAAATTATTACAAAATTTATATTCAACTAAAACTTTTATTGATAAAATTAATATCAATAAATGGGAAAAATTTAAAAAACTTAATAATAAATATGAATATATTTATACTTCGCCTAATAAAACTAGAAACATATCAAATGTAGAACCTATTTCTAGATCATATTTTAAATTACATGAAATTATTAAAGATTTTGAAATTGATGAATTTGATTTATCATCCTGTATAGCTGAAGGACCAGGGGGATTTATTAATTGTTTATTAGATCATAATATTAAAGGTATTTATGGTATTACATTACTCACCAATGATAGAAGAATCCCTTTTTGGAATAATGATTTAGTTAAAAATCTTAATGTACATATAAATACTAAAATTAATACAGGTAATATTTATATTAAAAATAATTCATTAGAATTCATTAATAATATTAGACAAAAAGGTTATAGTAAATTTATTACATCCGATGGAGGTTTTGATTATTCTACTGATTTTAATAAACAAGAAATTTCATCATATAAATTAATATTTTGTGAGATATTTATTGCCATGAATATTCAAGCCGAAGGTGGTAATTTCATTATTAAAGTGTTTGATATTTTTTATCATAAAACTATTCAATTATTATATTTATTGTTTTTAGCATATGATGAAATATATATTTATAAACCTACTATTAGTAGATTATCTAATTCAGAAAAATATATAGTATGTAAAGGTTTTAAACCATTCAATAAAGAAATTATAGATTTATTAGATAAATATTATGATAATTGTAATAATTTACATATTAATATACCAGAAGAATTTATAGAAAAAATTAATGAATATAATAATTTATTCGTAAATAATCAAATAAATTATATAAATAATATATTGAAATTTAATGTAAGAAATATTATTGAAAGAATTAAAGAACAAATACAATGCTCATATGATTGGTGTATTAAATATGGTATTCCAATTAATAATGAATGTATTTATTTAAAGTGATTGAGTTCTTAAATTTATTTTTTCCTAAATATCAAATAATTATTTAATCCACTTAATAATTGTAGGTCTTTATTTTTAAACATTTCAGGTAATCTAGGATAAAACTTTTTAATTATAGTTGAATCAGGTGATTTTTTATCTAATCCTTGTAATACTGGAAGAATATTTTCAAATCCACCTCTACCATCTTGTAATAAACATTCTTTTTTAAATATGGTTGAATATTTTTTATCCATATAATCTGGTGATGTTAATTCTAATCCTATTTTACTCATTTCTTGAATTACAAATTCAATATTTACTAAATATTCAGGAAATTCTTTTCCTATTGAATCCATATATACATCTATCACATTACCAAACATATTACTTGTATTATCTTCTCTATAATCAAAATCTATTAATTCATATTTTTTAGTTATACTATATATTTTATCACCAATATCATTTTCATATTTTATATGTTCTTTATCTTTTAATAATTCATATAATTTCATACCATCATAAAAGGTTGCTATGAAATATCCTCCTTTATTTAGATTATCATTTAGATTAGTTAAATATCCATCGAATGTTTGTTTATCTTTAAGATAATAATGAAATGTAAATTGACTATTAATAACATCAAAACCTTTTTTAGCTAAACCTTTATAATTTCTATAAAATTTCTTATATTGTCCTTTTACAGATTTTACTGTACCATAAATTATATCTAACATTATTTTAGTATGATCGATATCCATACTACATTTCTTTGATTTAATATTTAAACTTGTATCTGCTTGAAGAAATGTTGCTTGTGGTTTTCTTCCTTCAAAATGATATCTTCTACATGCTTCATTTACATTAGCAATATCTAATCCTAATAAATATGTTATTCTACAATCTTCATCAATATATTTTTTTATATCACCGCCACGACCAATTGATGTATCCATTACTTGAATATTTTTATTTAATGAATTACATACACCACGTATTAAATTAGATTTAATATAATTATGATAATCTCTTAATGCTTTAGATTCACTATCTGAATTACCTACATAATATAAATCATTGGGATCTTCTTTTTTATCATAAACATCCTCTTCCAAACCTTTAATAACATTTTCAGTAATGGGGAGACTTATTGTTTCCCATACATTATTCGCTATTGTAAAGAATTGTGCAGTTGTTTTATCATATCTTACTCTTAAGGGTTCCCATATCATATCGTTTTCACCATTAGGATTATATCTCATTTCAACAATATCACCGTCTTTCATTTCAGAACCATCTTCACATATTATTTTATTATTATCTAATAATAAATTAGTTTTATTTACTAAAATATCATTATCAGGAGGATCGAATATTTTCTCTTTTACATATTTCTTTCTTTCATTTAATAATAATATCATACAATAATCTAATGTTTCATCTTGTTTTTGATCATATCCAACAATTAAATTTGCTTTCTTATATCTATGTAATATTTTATCACCATTTTCTACTTCAGTAATTATGGGAAATATCTTATCTTTATTAAGTTTTCCTTCTTTTTCAAATGATACTTTAAAATCTATTGTATTTTCTTCAGGTGGTTTCCATTTGAAATTATAATCCCAAGTACCACCTATATTTACTACATCCTTACCTGATTTATCACCTTTGACTTTTGTATATATAGGCATTAATATCAATCCATCAATTTTATATCTATAAACATCTAGATTATACATATCTCTACATTTTTGAAATATTAATGAATCATCATCGTCTTTATTCATAGCACCATATTGATATTTCTTATAACCAATTTCAATACTATCTTGTTTATCTATAATAATTGATTCTCCTAAAACATTTTTAAATCCATCTAATATTTTTGATCTAGTCATAATTCTATCATCTTCAGAATACCATATATGATTATATGCTGGTTTAACTTCTTTTGGATTACCATTAAAATATATATCGAATATCATATATAATTTAATATCTCCTCCATTCTTATTTTTTGTAATATATTCTCCGTCTAATAACCATTCTCCATTAACGTCTGGATATTTAATACCTGTGTATATTACATCCATTTTTGGAGTGATTAAATATCCTTTGTTATTTATAATATATAACATAGCACGATAACCATCAGCTTTCTCTGTAACTGCATAACCATGTATAATATTTATTGTTGAATCAGCATTTAAATGTTCATGATTTAATGTAATTGGTTGAGGTCCTAATAATTTAAATTTTTGTTTATGTATATCTATTTTAGGATCATATTTTTGATTAGTTATTTTACTATATCTTGATAATATATTCTTTTTCTCTGATTCAGATAAGATTAATTTATAATTATTTATAATACAATATAATTCATAAACATGATTATTTAATAATTCAATACATTTATCAGATAAAATATCTATAGATTGTTTATTTAATATATCTCCCATGTATTCATTTTTATCACCATCTGATTGTGGATTAAACATTTCACTAGATGTAGAAGATTTTTTTTTTAAATGTTTCTTTGCCCATGCAGGTGTTTTAGCACCACCTGAACTTTCACCTATATCTTCAGAATCTTTATCTTTATCTTTTTCTTTTTCTTGAACATAGTATTCATATATAATTTGTTCTATATCATGATAATCACTATATATTTCTGTAATAGGAACCCATATTTCTAATGGTTTATTTTCTAATTGTAATTTATTTAATTCATCTAATAATTTATGCATATATTGTAATTTTTTCTTTGGTAAACTATCTTTATTAAAATTCGCCATATTATAATTAGGTATATTGTCATTTAATAATTTCTGTATTTCAATTCTACGTTTTTTTATTCCTAATGCTGTTTTATTATATTTTAATAATACTTGTGCACCAGGTATTAAACCTTTTTTATCACCTTGTTTTTCTTCATAATCTTGTATAGTAGCGTTAGTATCAACAGTTATACCAGGAAAATCTACTACATCAGGTGATTCAATTTGTTCAAGTATATCTAATTGATCTGTATCAGCAAAATATGATTCTTTTACTTTAACCCTTTTTCCTATTAATTTATCTTTTAACGGTGGTCTAAATGTAGTAACTGATATAATAGGTTGTACCATATATATGTCATTTGGTTTTTGTAATTGATTTACCGGTTCATAACCAGGTTTCCATATACTGTCAGTTTCTAAAGATAATGGATCATAAACATGATCTACTGAATAATTCACAGGATTTTTTATATCATCATCTAATTTTTTATAATAATCTAATATTTTTGATATTCCATATGTATTTTTTTCTTTACCAATAAATTCTATCTCTAATTCATATGTTTCAGGATTATTCAATATTTTGGCTTCCTTGAATGTATTAGTTAAATTATATTTTCTATAAAATCTAGGGGGTTGATATTTTTGATCTTTTATTAACTCATATGATGTAGATTTAACTACTGTTAAATCAATTCTAAATAAATTATCAGATGTAATAAATGAATAACGTTTTTTATATCTATAATGTTTTGTTTTGGTATCATGTATATTATTATAAGTATTAATTTGCTCTTTATTATAATCTAAATCTTCTTCTGTTTTAAGATTTAATCTAAAATTATAATCTGTATTTTTTATATTTGTATTTAAATCTGGTTTATCATAATTAGATTTTTTTAAAAATACTAAATTCTCAATATTTTCTAATGAATCAGTTACACAGTATTTTTTAATAGAATCAATATCTTTAATTGTACATCTAATATTTGATAATCCTTTATTATGACTACATTTTATATCAAGATTTGTTGTTTCTTCAACAAAATTATAATCTTTCTTTAAAGTATCTAATAATTTAAGAAAGATAGTTTTATTAATAGGATTCTTTACTTCATTTTGACCGAATATCAACTCTAATTCGACATTCTCTTCAGATATCGCCTCAGAAAATAAGTCTTGGATATCTTTCGTTTTTTTTAAGATGTCCATTTAATATATATAATATTATAATAATAAAATTTTAAATATACATTATTCAAATTTAAGTTTAAAATATTATGCTTAATGATAATTTATAATTTATTCAGATTAATTTCATCATATAATTCTTTTTTATTTTTCTTTTTACCATTTTCTTTAATTAAACTCATATTGCATTCATTTGCAATTGTAAACAAATCATCTGCTTTATAATTAGATATTGCTTTAAGATATGTATTATAAATGAAATTATGTTTAACATCAATATTAAATAATGTACTTAATTCATTAATATCTGAATATATATTAGGGTCCTCAACTGTTTCTTGAATAATCCATTTTTTATCATAATATGAAATATAGACTTTTTCAGAATCTTTCAAACCAGTTTTATAAAATTTATTTAAATCTTTATTAAATATGATTAAATTAATTTTATAATATTCATTGTAAAATAGAATTAGTGATAATGTATCTTTATTCAATTGAAGATTATTACAAATACATGATTTAGATAATATTTTTTTATTAAAATTATAATTATTATATTCAGTATCAACAATATTACATAAATTTAATATCTGTGTTTTAACATATTGTTCTATTTCATCTTTATCTAAAATATCATAATTAAAATCTTTAATAGATAAAATTAATTCAAAAATACTTTGAAAATATTTAGTATCATCATTATCTAAATTTTGATTAATACATTGTGTATATTTACATGATTCTATCTTTTTAGCATAATCAAATGTTGTATTACGAATATCCTTAAAAATATTATCCATTTATATTTATTATAAATATATCTTTAATATCAAATTTATAAATTATATTGTTTTGATTGTACAATTATTTTTTGTTCTAATTCTGTAAATTGATCAATTGGAATATTATATTTTTTATCTTCACCTTTTTTATTATTGATATTATTATTATTATTATTATTATTATTAAAATCTATTTTTTGTAATGACAATTGTTTTTTTTTAAAAATTAATATATCATTTTCATTATTATTATTTATATAATATTGTAAAATATTATATAAATTATCTATATGATTATCTATTAAACTAATATTAACAAAAAAACCATTATTATTATTTGTATATTTTATATCATTATTTTTAATATATTTTATTATTTCACTATGATCATCAATATTATTTATATTTTTATATATAAATATTTTTTTCTCATTAATATCCATAGTAATTATAATATAAATTTTTAAATAATTTTACATACAACTTGTATTTTTTCATTTCTAAATTTTATTCTAAACCCCATTATTTCAACTTTTAACTTTTGTCCTATATTTATATCATTTATATCATAATTAGTTATCATATCATTAGGAATAATTATAATTAATGGACTATTATCAAATGTATTATCAGATATTGAATATTTTTCATCTATTTTTATATATGCAATTACACCCATTTTATTTATATTACTTACAATTACTTCAATTTGTTCACCTTTTGTAGGTGAAATTATATCACAAGAATATGTTATATCATATTTTATTACATTTTTATTTTCATATGTTTCAATTTTACCAATAGTTCTATTTATAATATTAATAGATTTATTTAATATAAAACAATTATCTTTACAATATCCTTCATATATTTTTTTTAATTTTAGTAATATAATATTATCTATATTTTTATTCAAATCAGATGGATGTAAACTGATATTATTATTAAATAATTGATTTGTTATAAACATATTATATTATATATATTATATATATTAATCAAATTTATTCATTTTATTTTTAAATTATTTAATTCACGATTTATGAAATACCTTTCTTTATTTGGTAATATATTTTTTATTCTGAATACTATTTCTATTAATTTGGTTTTATCTGGATTAGAAGGCCATGAATATAATTTATCAAAATTTTCTATTAAAAATTCAAATATATCTTCACTCATATCTAATTTACTAATTAATGGTATTAATCCATCTTTAATATATGTTGGATTATTACCAATTATCTCGCCCCTACTTAATTTATTTATAATATTATAAAATTTATATGTATATATAAAATTACTATCTATTGATTTTTTATTAAAATAAGGAGAAATATACATTTTATTCATTTTAAATATATTATCATAATCATTTTTACTTAATTTTTTAATTGAATCTGTTATATCATTATTAATTAATAAAGTATCACCTTTTAAATCATTATATTCTATTTTATCACCTTCATTCACTATCATATATCCAATTGTTTTTTTATCATGTTCAAATAAAGTAAATGTGGATTCTGTTTGATAAATAAAATTATTTTTTAAATAATTATATGATAAATAATCTATTTCGTCATTTATCAATTTTCCAGATAATAATTTTATTTCTTTATATTTATATATATTAATTATATATATAATTAATACTTTTTTTTCTTCATATGATAATTCATCTATACAACTTTCAAAATAAACATCTTTAAATTTATCATCTACTAATTTAAAAAAATATAATATATTACTGTTATTATTTAATATTATATCTTTATATTTTGATTTTAATTTATTAAAAATATATTTTATTTCTGGTATTACGGTTTTTTTCTTAATAATTAATGCATCTAATTTTGAATTTATATTATCACTTATTATATCTATATTTATTTTATTTTTACTTTCTATATAATTTCTATAAAATAATGGTACAGATTCATCATTATTAAATAAAGGTTGAAATATATAAATATTTTTTTCTTGTAACAATGTGTCCCCTCTACATATTATATATCCTAATGTATTGTTTTCATCATATATTTTTTCTTTCCCATCTACAATATTTTTTAATAAATTATATATTATTTTATTATTAATATTTTTATTATATTGAATATATTCTATAATATCATTTAATCCGTAAAATTTATTTTTTTTATATAATTCATTTAAATAAATTAAAATATTTTTTTTTAAATCATTAAAATATTTAAAATCGATAGTATCATAATTTATTGTATTTAAAATATTTATTTTAGATAAAAGTACCGGACCCCATGTGCCAACTTTATTTGTAATGAAAATTTTGTCTCCGTTTGATTCTAAATTAGATATTTTCCCTATGATTATTTCTTTTTTAAATGTAAATGATACATCCATACCTATTTTTAAATCATTATAATTTATATCCATTTCTTGTAAATCATCTAATTTATCTAATTTATTGGAATCTATATCACATGAATAATCACATTCTTGTTGATATGAACATATTTTTGAATATGGTTTATCATCTATGGATTTTTTAAAATTTTTTATTGTATTTTTTGAAACTTTTACATTTATTTTTAATAAATTTTTATTATTTATAACATTACCATCCTTAAATAAATAACAATCAAATGCATTCTGTTTTAAAATAGTTTCTATTTTACCTATTTCAAATGATTTACTTTCACCTCTTCTATAATTATAATGATCTATTGTTTCTTTACCATCACATGTAGCTGTATGTAAAAATACAGTAACATTTCTTTCCTCTTCGGGTAATCCAATATGTGAACAATAACGAATACCACGTCCTATAATTTGTTCTAATTTACTTAAATGCCACCACGGATCTAATATATGAATTTGTCTAATATTTTTAAAATCCATTCCTTCACCAGTAATAGATGAACCTATTACTACTTTAATTAATTCACCATCTTTATTATCATCAGATGTTAGTACTCTTATTTCTTCATCATTATTACTAGATATTTTACCATCACCACTTAATATAATATAATTACCTTCTTTTTTTTCCTTACCTTTATCATCATAATTTAATAAATTATTATTACCATATTTTTTAAATCCTATATGTTCTAATGCTATTCCCATAGGTACTGCACCAGCCCAGATATATTCAGAATATATAAATATAATACCATCTGAATCTATTACATTATCTATAATATTTTTAATCTTAATTGAATGATTATCTATTAATTTATAACTTAAAATAGGGGCAACTCCTTCTTTATATTTATATCCTCCTTTAGAAACAGCAAAAACACTATTAAATCCTTCTTCACCATATTCTTTTTTTTTTGACGGATAATATACATTACATATCTGTGTAATATTTGAATCCTGTATACCTATTTTTTTATCTTTATCTAATTTAGTTAGCATTGATTCATATGCTTTTTTTTGTACACCTTGCAACATATCATTATATGTGTTTAAAAATTTCAAACCTTCTTCTATAGATTTATTAAATAAATCTTTTTTAGGTGTATCATTTGGTGATAATGCTAAAGGATCTTTATAATCAGTCGGATATATTCTAATAGGAAAATTAATAGGATTTTCACCACGTAAATATGATACATATCCTCTAAATTTTTTAGATAAAATATCTAATCCATCTTGATTAATATTTCCATCTTTAATATAATCTTTATATTCTATTTTTGGTCTATTATCATTTAATAATAATAAATTTAATAGATTAAATATTTCATCAGAATAATTAAACATAGGTGTTGCAGTTAATAATATTATTCTTAAATTATCAGAATATTTCACTATTTTATTTAAGTTTTTCAATGCTTTTTTTTTCTCTTTATTTTCCTTTTTATTTTTTTTTCGGGTATTCTCATCTTCACTTATTTCACTTACATCAGATCTTAAATTATGATATTCATCTACTATTAATAATCTATTTGAATATGATCTATTTATAATAAACCTTTCTTCTTCTTCAGTATTACAATGTTTAATTAATTTATCTATACTATTTGAAAATTCACGATAAGCATAAAATTCATAGAAATTTTTTATTATTTTATTAACATCTCTTTTAACTGAAGCTTTATCCTTCTTCTCAAAACCATTTCTTTCATTTATAAAATCAAATAATTCATGGCCTGCGCATTGATTTTCACCTTTACTTGGATCAAATATTGTATTTTTCCATCCTTGTCCTAGACCGCCTTTTCTTAAAACTATTATTTTATTATTTTCTTTTACATATATATCTCTAAATGATTCACTAATTGTTACAGCTGAACACGTTTTACCTACACCTACACCATGAAATATTAATAAACTTTTATAAGGTGTTTTCTTATTCACAAAATTCTTTAACATCCTTTGATGATTACCTAATTCAAAACTTTCTTTACCACATGCTGTTTGTTGTTCAAAATATATTTTATTACTATTGAATTCTAATTTTTTAGATATATCTTCATTAAAATTAGGATTATTATAATCCGGATATGATAAATATTTTCTATTATATATTTCTTTTAATTGATCTTCATCTAATTCTTTATCATCTAATATTATTTTTATATCTTGTATTATAATTTTATTATCATCTTTTATTTTAGGATCATCTGTTTCATTGATAGTGATTTTACATTTTTTATATTCTTCATATAATTCTTCTATTGATAATCCTTCTAAACGATCCCTTATATTATCTTCTGAATTAGACATATATATATATTATAAAATTATATTATTTTTATAATCACTATACAAAAATTTAAATGTTTCTTCAACTACTTTTAATTTATAATCACTATAATCTCTTATATAATCTTTATAATTATTTTTACTAATCCATTTTATATCTTTTACTTCATGTATTTGATTTCCATTATTTTCATCTATGATTAATACGACATTATTTTTTAATTCTCCAATATAATATACATTTTTATATTCTATATTATTTGAACCAGTATAACTTTCTTCAAATGGTAAAATATTATCATATAAATTATAATCATTTATATTAATATTTGTCTCTTCTTCAAATTCTCTTATGGCACATTCTTTATTAGATTCATTTATATTTCTTCTACCTTTAGGTATCTCCCATTCATTATATTCAAAATCTTTACTTGTTTTTTTTATTAAATCTTTTAGTAATCCATTTTTAATTATAGTATTATATTTTTCAAAACTTATATCATATTCTTTTTTATTATTACTATTGTACCAAAGATTATCCCATGATTCTTCAAATACATTATTTATTATTTTTTCTTTTTCTATTATAGACATCCTATTAATTAATAATTGTATATAATCTGAATCATCTACAGAATATTTTCCTCTAATAAATTCAATATATGATATAGAATCTTTCTTCTCTATTAATACAATTTCATTATTTTTATTAAATAATATTATTCCATAACTTAATCTAGGAAATTTACACTTTCTTAATTTATGACCCTTGTTTCCACAATTACGACATTTAATCGTTTCCATATTTAATTTATTAATATGTATTTAAATATATAAATTTGATTTAAAGATTATTATATAAATATAATAAATATGGATACGAAAGCACTTACTAAAACCAGTTTCTGTAATAAACAAATTGATAATGTTACTAATAATGAAGTCAAAAAACATATTTTAGATGATTTATTTAATAAAACTAATATCACATATAAAAATAGATATGCTAAAATGTATAATGAACAATTTCAAAAGAATTTTAATAATCCTCATTTATTATGTTTAAAAACTATTGGTTCTCCTTATCTTCTTTATTGCACTCAAATTAATGATGTTAGTTATTGTTTTCTAATCGATAAAAAAATTAAAGATGGATATTCATATCCTAAAATATTTCTTGTCCATTATAGATTTAATGATAATATCTTTAATGGTACATTATTCGAAACAGAATTATTAAAAGATAATGATGAAAAATGGTTCCTATTAATATCAGATATATATTCTCATAATGGATCCTCTATATTTTCTAAACAAATCATAGAAAGAATGAATATTATTAATAATATATTTATGAATGAATATATCAATGATTCATTCTGTAATATTTGTCCAATTATGATTAAACGATTCTTTGATTATTCTGATATTGATTATATCTTAAATGAATTTATACCTAATTTAAATTATAGAGTAAGAGGATTATATTTTATTCCTCTTAAAAGTTCATATGCTAAAATTTTATATTTCTTTAATGATACAGAATATAAAAATATAAATTATAGAAAATCTAAAAATAAAAATATCTCATTCAGAATAATTAAAAGTTTGAAACCAGAAATATTTGATTTATATCTTAATAATGAAACCAAAGATTCTATTATTAAACATAGTCATGCTTCTATTCCTAATATTAAAACATCAAAATGGTTAAAAGAATTAACTAGTTCAAAAAAAGATGTTAATGTTGAATGTTATCTAAATAAAGAATTTAATAAATGGGTTCCTACTAAAGAAACTGATTATGTTGATTGTATTAATGAACTAGATTAATCTGTTCATATTCTTCCTCTGAATCATCATCATCATCATCATCATCATCAGATGAAGAAGAATATTCTAATACATGTTCTAGTATATTTTTACGGGGTGATGGTGTAATAGGTTCTACGATTTCTTCATGATCATCATCAAATACTAATTTTCTAGGTTTCAATTCATCTTTTTTTACTAGATAAGTTGATTTCTTTTCAATACTCTTAAAATATATTTCATCTAATAGTTCGTAAACCTTATCAATATTTTCATCAATTACTTCGTCATCACTGTCATAATTGAAATATCTTAGACTTTCTCTAAAGCATTTTAGTATAGATAGTTTCTCATATGTTTTATTCACAAATTTAATTGTGTCCTTATTTACACGAACAGATTGTTTATCCATATTGTTTGTTTTATTAATAAATTATTTTTAAAATCAAATTTATTGACCTGTACTTCCAAATCCACCTAATCCTCTTTGTGTATTAGATAATTCTTCAACTAATCTAAATACAATAGGTTCTAATGTAGGACCACATATCTGAAATAATCTAGTACCTTTTTCTATCTTAAATGCTATATTTTTAATATTATCCACACATGCTATAATATTACCACGATATCCTGCATCAATTATACCTACCGAATTAGATAATCTTAATGGAGTTTTAATAATAGATGATCTAGGATATAAATAATATGATACATTTTTATCAGAATCTAAATCAGATAATGCTTCACATTGAATTTGTAAATCAATTTTCCTTGTGACACCTGGTTCAATTACAATTTCTTCTGGACAGAATAAATCTAATCCGCTATCACCTTCATTGTAATGTTCATGATTATTATATAGTGTTTTTACATAGTCATCTGTAGGTTTAATAAGTAATTTCATTTTTTTATTTATAATAAAATATTCTTTATATATGTTTATTTACACTGTCAATATATATTTCAAATTTCAAATATATATATCATATGGTAAATAATATAAAGTATTTAATTATTTTTTAGCATGAGGTGGTCCTCATCCACCAGATTGCACTTTTTTAAAAGACATCCCTCATCCACCACCAGATTGCACTTTTTTAAAAGACATCCCTCATCCACCACCAGATTGCACCTTTGAAGATGATGATCATCCACCAGATTGACCAGTAATAAAATTTACTTTTTCATATATATCATATTCCTTAGATAATTTATTATATTCTTCTGTAACATTATCATATTTAGGAATTTCCTCTAATTTAATCCAATCATCGTATTCATCTATATTAGATAAATAATAATTATCATCTTTTTTTGCTAAAAATTTTCCATTTATTCTTATATTAGTTTTTCTCATTTATTTTATAATTTATAATATATTTTTTTTTATATTATAATATATATAAATGGGTAATTTATGTTCAATTATTGAAGGTAATCCAGGCACTACAACACCATCAAGGACCAATACATCTAAACCGAAAAAATCTGATAGTTTCTTTGATAATTATGAAAAAGATGATTTATTTAGATTATCATATTCTTATTTAATATTTGGTATTATAGCATTTACATTAGTTAAAGTACAATTAGATCCCAGTAAAAGATATCCTCATGTATTAATGGTATCTATTATATATGTTGTATTAACTTTATTAGTTGAAATGTTATGGTTATATTTTTTCAGTGAAAAGTTTCGAACAAAAAAAGGTAAAAAATATTCATCCAGAAACACTGTTTATAAAGTATTAAATAATGTATTACCCATAGCAACTCTGATATTTGGTTATGTTATTTTAATAGATGGATTCAGAAGTGGTAATTCAAATAATACAGAATTTATATTAAGATTTTTAGTAAGTATTATATTCATTGTATCATATGGATATTTATTTTATAATTTAGTTAAAACTCTAAATTCTAAAAATGTTAAAAAAGCATTAAAGGGACCTGTAAAAGGTTCAAAAGGTGATAAAGCAACAAAATATGATTATATAATTGATTTATTATATAATTTATTCCAACCAATAAGTATATTAATTGTTTCAATTTTTATATATTATACAATTAAAATTACTCAAAATACAGGAGTGAGTGTACAAGTTACCAATCCAGTATATGAAGCACCTGTAGCATCTGTAGGACATTAATATACCAATTTAAATAAATAAATCTATTATATTATTAATTCTGGTGATTCGTTAATTAATATTAAATATAATATAAAATGTTTTATAGATAAATATGAATAAAACATTATGGATTGATAATAATATTGATATGATTAATTATTTAATTGAAAAGTTAATCATATTTATTGAAAAATATGAGGATGACTTTAAATTAATTACAGATGAGGAAACTTTTTTAGATAATTTTGTATTTTTTTTATTTGATAATTATATTTTAAATAAAGATTCAGATAAAATAAAATATGATAATAATTTTGAGTACTTCGAAACTATGTATTCCTCAGATATAATAGATTTATTTAGTGAATTTAAAAATATATCATATGGATTTACAAATGATATATTTAATCATAAAAATGAATCATATAGTTTAACAGAATTTATTTTCACACAAATTATTTTAACAGAAGATTATAATGATATAAAAGAAGATAATTCTGATGGTGAATTAGTTGAAGATGAACACTTTTGGAGATAATTAGTATAATCAATACTATACTCTTTTATAGAATAAACAATATGGATGATTATTAAATAATTCGCTATCATTTACATCAGATACTTGTTCATCATTATATTTATGCCATTTATTATCAGCATTATTTTTACAAATGGCATAATAATGGCCACTATTTAAACCACCTATATGTGTAAATAATCCTTGTAATTCATATTTAGTTGATTTTTTTTTATAATTTAAACAATATTTATTCATATCTAAATTTTTAGGATAATTTATAAAATTTTCTAATACGTGATTTTCATCATATTTTTTTATTACAAAAATTAAAATTGGAGAAAAACTCCAGAATATAGTTTTTTTATTTGGATTGACTGTTTCATTACAATCATCACATAACCATTGTCCATCATCATCTAAAGTAATTAATTTTGTATATTCATCAATACATTCAATTAAAGAAGTATAATGTGGATGTAAAGTTAATATTATTGTTTGTACAGGTTCATGATTATCTGTTTTATATTTACATCTAGGACATTCTGTTAAACTAAATTGACTTGAATAAAAATCTTCAATAATACAAGAATAATTATTTTTATAATGTTGTTTATATACATTTAAACTATTCTGATATAATTCATCTAATTTATTAGTTGTATCTCCACTAATATTCATTGTAATACTTCTAGAAATTTCATTATGTATAAATTCCATAAAATGTGTTAGAAATTCGGATGAATCATTTTGTTCATGCCAATCTAATGTGATATTATTTTCTCTACATTTATCCGTAAATATTTCTATAAATTCCATTGTATCTATAGATTCATTATCGTCATCAGACCATATTTTTTCTTGAATATTAAACCATGCATCTAGTAATGGTGTATCATTTTTCTTATATTTTGTAACTTGTTCTTTAAATTTATCATCATTAATATTATTAATATGTGATAAACATTGAAGTGCTGAATTCAAATAACAAGTATTACCATAATTAACAAAACCTTTATTACCTTTTGACATATTAATAATCTATAATAAATCTATTATTTAATATTTAAGTATTAATCTGGATTATCACATCCACAATCTTCTTTTTTCTGTTTATTAACTCTGAATATTAATACACCGAATAGTAATGCCAATAATAATGCTAAAATAATCATAATAGTAATAGTTTTACAATCACAAGTAATATTCATTATAAAATATAAATATATTTTTTTTTTATTAATTATAATATATGGAAGACCAGGTTTTAAATAAATATTTGGATAGCATGTACCAAAATAACGACTCATTTAATGAGTATGATGAGAATGACGAAGGAGATATAAAACAGGCAATAAAAGCTGAATCTCAATACTCATCAATAAGGGAGAAAATTTTTAAGGGTGAGGATATGATGAAAAACGTATATGATAAATTAAAAAATCACTACGCGCGCGCAGAAAAACTACTCGAAAAAACTCCATATAAAAATATCCAAAATGCAGAACACCTTAAACAAGCTGTGGCAATCCAAAGTAATAGTGATATAAAACCTTATTTATTAAAACTAGAAAAAACTAATCCGGAAATAATTACGAAAATTTTCGAGTCGAGTGATGATGGGGAATTTGAGGCAAAAATTCAGGAAGGTGTTAAAAAAGGTAAAGAATTAAAAGCAGAAGAAGAAGAAAATAAAAAAGAAGAAGCTAAAGAAAAAAAATTGTTACGTAATAATTCCACAGACGAAAGTGTTATAGATATTACATCTGCTATAGAAATTGTATCAAATTCAAAACTAGGTATAATAGGATATAATAAATTACTAAAAATATTAACTTTATATAATATAGATAAAGATTTAATAAGTTATACAGAATTACCTACAATAGATAGTTCTACCGACCCGGCCGAAGTCCATAAGGTAATCTATTCTACGGCAGTAGCAAGTTGTCCAAATCTGGACATGTGTCAATTTGTACTAAAAGATAAAAAATCTTTGCAAAACTTACAGAAGTTAAATCCTCCAATAGATACCGATCCAAAAGTAATACGTTCTCTAAATAGTAATTTTAAGATCATAAAAAATGAGGCACAAGTTCAAGGAGGAGGTGTACCAGAAAAATATAGTTTTTACGGTGATTCAGATAAAAAAGAAATGGTGGGAGGGAAATGTAAAGACACCAATATTAACGATAAATATACCGAATGGAATAATGATCTCAAAACACTATGCGATTTTTCTGAAAAATATGGTTGGCCATTAGACTGGTATCAAGCAATACCTGACGGATCTTGTTTATTTACTGCTATATCTGGAGCGTTAACAAAGGATGTTGACCCCACGAGATTTGCTACTAATAGTTATCAAACGGAGCTAAAAACTATAATTATTGAACATTTGAAAAAAATGTTATTAGATGAGACGGCGGCGCCGCGAGTACCTCTTACTGACAAAATTAAGGAGGAATTAGATCATCATGTTCCATCAGGGCCCGGCGAGGTCAAATACATACAAATTGAAAATTATGGCAAATTACTAAATGGTCCAAGCTTTTGGGGGGGAGAGTTAGATCTGTGTGTAATTTCACATTGGCTGGAAATCAATATTGTAGTATTAACTCATTATACTAAAGAAACGAAAGAATTAGAAGATTGGTTTGGTACATTATATTCAAGGGGGGTCCCGTCCAGATTTGATATCGAGGGTCTGAAAAGTATGTGTGATGGTGACAAGCCGCCGTTAGTATTAGGACTTATAATGGGTAATAATAGTAATTATTATAATCATTTTGTATTTTCAAGATATAATGATAAAGTAAAGTCCTTTAGTGCTAAAAAAAATTTCGTGGAAATAACACCACCCTTTTTCGGGCATCCGATAAACTATGAAGAGGTACCATCTATAGAATTAGAAGGGAGACCAGTATCACCGATACTGGAACCATCTATAGAATTAGAAGGGAGACCAGTATCACCGATACTGGAACCATCTATAGAATTAGAAGGGAGACCAGTATCACCGATACTGGAACCATCTATAGAATTAGAAGGGTTACCAGTATCACCGATACTCAGTGCGATAATGGCTTATAAAGCTTCTGGGAAAGAAATTCCGTCGGTAGATTCTACACCGGTGATAGAAGGATCCCCCTCTACACCGGTGATAGAAGGATCCCCCGCCGCCGATATAGACGGAGACCAAAGTGCGCTACCCGGAACCCCAAGTGGCGCGGAAAAAGGTCAGTCATCATATTGGTTTAAAAAAAATATACATATTTTTAGAGAATTGGATAAAGATAATATTCAAGATTTTATGAAAATGAAACAATTAATACTGGATAAATTATCTATTAAAAAAACATTACTAAATTCACAGCGTATAAAATATAGAGAGAGATCTGGTGATGGTGATGGTGATGGTGATGGTGATGGTGATGGTGATGGTGATGGTAAATCTGGAAAAAAAGATACAGACAAAACTACAGAACAAATAACAGAAAAAACAACAGACAAAACAGACAAACCTATTGGTCAATTTATAGATCAAAGTCAACCAACAGTACAATCTCAGATATTATCAGAAGAACAAACACCATTATTACCAGGTGATACTGCTTTACAACAAGGCCCAGAACAAATTCCTTTACAAGACTCTGAACAAATTCCTTTACAAGACTCTGAACAAATTCCTTTACAACAAGACGAATTTACACAGAAAGAAGAAGGTGAATTACCGAAAGTAGATATAGAATCTGAAATTGAAAAAGAAAAAAAAGAAATGGGTGTAGTAGATAAAGATTATGATGTTGATTTATTCAGTGATGAATTTGTCAAGATTTCTGAAAAAGAATTAGATGAATTAATTAGAGAAAAAATTAAACAAAAATATAAAATTGAAATATTGAAAAAGAGATTAATGGAATATATACAAATGGAACCAGAAAGATTAATTCAAGAAAATAAAGAATATAAAGAAAAAACAGAAGAATTGGAGAAAAAAATATTTGAACTATTGGAGAAAGTTGTAAATAATTCTAATGGTGCTACTTTTATAAAAAAAATGAATATAAAATTAATAGATTATGTAAAAGATATTAGAAAAGATTTAAGTGATATTGATTTATTTGATTTAGATAGACATTTAGAATTAGTAGATTCTATTATTCAAAGTAATGAAGAAGATAATGATGATAAAAAAGATAAAAAACATACCAGTAAAAAAAGTAAAGGCAAAAAAAGTAAAGATAAGAAAAGTACTAGCAAAAAAAGTAAAGCTAAGAAAAGTAAAGCTAAGAAAAGTAAGGAAAAAAGCAAAGATAAGAAATAATGAAAAGATAAAATATAAGGGATTTATTAAATAAAAATATATATATATTAATTATATATATGACTAAAAATAAAAAATTAAAAGGGGGTGACCGTCCTAAAAATAAAAAAATTGGAGAATTAGCACAACAATTATTTTCAAGCAACGTCGTTCAATATCTCCCATTATCTAGTATTTTTATTAATAATTTATCACATAAATATGTTCATATGGTAAGTTTAACTGAATTAAGAAATGTTATAGATTCCAATCCTTATTTAAGAAAATCTAAAGTTATTATGAATATTTATGATAATAAAAAAATCATACCTATTAAAGATATATATAAGAAAGTAGAATTATCATTAATAAGTTCATCATTAGAAGATAATGTAAAAATATTATTTCAACATATAATAGATTATAATATAGGTAGATATGTCAGAAGAGGTACAGATATTTATTCAGTTGTTACATATAATGATGAATTTGATGATGCTTATGAAACAGAAGTAAATATGGTATTAATGGATAAATTATTCGATTTAAGAGATATTGAGGATATACTAAAGAATACTTCTAGAGAATTATTATCTGACAATACATTTAAAGAAATTGTAATGTCTAAATTACAAAAATGTTCTGAAAAACCATATTCATTATTTGATTTATTCACTGGTGAAATATCATTTGATAGTAATAAAAAATGTGCAACACCTAAAAATGAATTATTAAGATTAAATAAACAAAATTTAGTATTTTTATCAGAAAAAATCACTAATTTATCATATGGTGATAAAATAAAATTATTAATATTATTTGAACACAGACTTACATTATTATCTAAATATTTTTCATTAGAAATTCTGAGACAAAAAAATCATAATAAATCAATTGTTAAAAATTTATTAAACAAAATATTACAATTGGATAATAATGATAATAAAAGAGACTTAGGAAAATTTAAAGAAGATTCACCCGAGGAAATTGAATTAGATGGTGGGGCACCACTACAATCTGAATCAGAAGTACCACAAGTAGAACCAGCAACACCAGCAGAACCAGTAGAACCAGCAGAACCAGCAACACCAGTAGAACCAGTAGAACCAGCAACACCAGTAGAACCAGCAACACCAGTAGAACCAGCAACACCAGCAACACCAGTAGAACCAGTAGAACCAGTAGAACCAGTAGAACCAGTAGAACCAGTAGAACCAGCAACACCAGTAGAACCAGTAGAACCAGCAACACCAGTAGAACCAGAAGAACCAGCAACACCAGTAGAACCAGAAGAACCAGCAACACCAGTAGTACCAGAAGAAGTAGCACCCATAGGACCAGAAGAAGTAGCACCCATAGGACCAGAAGAAGTAGCACCCATGGGACCAGAAGCAGTAGCATCAGAACAAGAAGAAAGCGATGAAGGTAAAGGTATTATAGAGACAATATTCGGTGCAAAAGACCCAGAAGACCCAGAAGACCCAGAAGACCCAGAAGACCCAGAAGACCCAGAAGACCCAGAAGAACATGAAGAAACTACAGATCATGATAAAACTGTAGAACCTATACTATTAGATAAAAAAGAAACATTTAACGAAATGATAGATAGAAAATTGAAAGAAAATATGGAAGATAAATCATTATATGCAGAAGCAATGGATGAATTATATAAAGAATTTCCATTTAAACGTGAAATACATAAAGACCAAGATAGTTTTAAAATTAAATCAACATATAGTGATTTATTATCTTTAGATGAAGAATGTAATAATTTTGGTAGACAAGTATCAAATGATGGTGTATTTATGAGAAATCCTAAAACTTTAGAATGGATTAATAATTGTCCAGACAAATTACTAGAAAGTGTAATTAGACGAAATATTAATAAATATGCATTTTTTTAATTTTCATGTGAAAATTTAAAATTATCATCATTACAGTATTGATCTATTAATGGATCTGTATCATTTAGTAAAGTATCAATATTTTCATTAATATCTTCAATATAATCATTCTGTTCATAATCTAATTCATTTAATGATTGAATTAGTTTATCTTCATCTAATAATAATTCAGTGAATCCAGTACCAGCTTTTATAGTTTGACCCATCATAATATTACTAGATACACCTTTAAGATTATCTTTTTCACCGAATATGCCTGCTTTAATAAATTGATTTGTTGTATCTTCGAATGTAGATTTAGCTAATGGTCCAATATCACCTCTATTAACTCCTTGTTTATTAATAGGTGTAAGGAAACCTTTATTTGTCATGGTGTCTACAAGTAATTCAATATGTCTACTATTAATATATTCACCAGCATCGTCGCATACACTAGTTATTTCTTCTATTAACATATTTCTAGCAGCTTCAATCCCTAGGCAATTAAATATTTCAATTATATCGTTTGAGGTTGTATCAATATAATTTACATATTTTGAATTTAATACTTCATATAAATTAACTCCGTCTGTTTCTATAATATATTGTTCTACGGGAGTACATTTTCCTGTTTTATCTTGATAAACTTTTTTACAATGTTCAGTAATAATTAAATTGTATATATTTTCTATACCTTTAATTACAATATTATTTAATAAATCATCCATAATATTTTTGAATATTGATATTATATTAGTTTGATCATATAAACCATTTTCCTTAATATCTCCATCATCAACACCATTTATTAAAATTCTTGCTATTAATTCTTTAGAATTGTCATCAGATAAATAATAATCTATTTTATTTGAACTATTTTCATATTTCATAAATGCCATATGTATATCATCCATTATGATATTATTTTCCATCATAATATGTTTATCAAATACAAATCTTATAATCCAAGGACATTCCTTTTCAAAATCAATTTTTTGTATTTCTGTAAATTCTTGATATATTTTTAACATTTCTTTATCTTCTTCTATAGTTGTTTCAAAATTATTACCTGGATCAAAATATATTTGATTATTTTTTACTATATCTTTAAGAATAATATATTCTAATTTATTTTTAATATAAGTTGCTCTATTTAAATCATTATTAAAATCATCTTTAATGAATATTTTTGTAGATGATGCTTTCATATTTTTACTTAGATGTAATAATTCTGTTAATCTTGGAATACCTCTAGTTACATTTGATTTTGCAGATACACCAGCGAAATGAAATGTGTTTAAAGTCATTTGTGTAGCAGGTTCACCAATACTCTGTGCTGCAATAATACCGACCATTTCACCTGGGGATATTTTAGATTTTTCAAATAAATTAATTATATTATCATAAATAATATCATATTCATATTCTTGAATTTTAAATTCAATTATTAATATTTTAGGGTTAAGATGAATATCTATTAATATATGAATAATTTTATTATTTTTAAATTTATTAGTAATAAATAATTTATCTTTTAATATATTATTTCTTTTAATAATTTCTAATGGAGAAATATTAGATATAATACTTTTATCTTTTTGTAAGCAAGTATTTTTAGTAATTCTATTTATATCAATAGGATAATTTATATTATTATTATCAGATAATTTATGAAGAAATTGTTTATGATTAATTATTTCATCGAAATTTTCTTTTAATTGTTTTTTATAAGATTTATTTTTTATCATATCATCATAAACATCTTTTTCTAATATATCAGGCCAAGGTGTATCATCTGAAAATAGGAAATTTTTACATAATTCATCCATATCTAATTTTGTTATAATTAAATTTTGTGATTCAATTTTTATAGATTCCATACCATCTTCACCATATATAAATTGATATATACAACCTGAACTATTTCTTACAGATAAATCATTTGTAACATGTAAATCTTCCATAGATTTAACTAATTTTCTTTGAATATAACCGGTTGAAGCAGTTTTACATGCTGTATCAATTAGACCTTCTCTACCAGACATTGCGTGAAAGAAGAATTCCTGTGGAGTTTGTCCAGAAATAAATGAATTTTCTACAAAACCTCTAGCTTCAGATGAATCATCATATTTATAATAATGAGGTAATGTTCTATCATTAAATCCGTTAGGAATTCGTTGTCCATCAACATTTTGTTGACCCAAACAGGCTACCATTTGGCCAATATTAAGTTCTTTACCTTTTGAACCTGAATTTACCATATTAATAGCTCTATTTTTTTGATCTAATGTTTCTAATCCTTTATCACCAGTTTTCTTTAAAATATTATTTAATATACCATTAACTTTTGATTCAAAATACATATTATTATCTTGACCAGAATAATTTTCAAATATATTAAGATGTATTTCTTGCATTATTTCATCAATTTGTTGTTTTTCATCTATAATTTTACTAATTTCTTCATTAATAGATTTATCTGCAATAATATCACCAATACCCATAGAAAATCCTTCAATTAATAAGAAATATGATACTATTTTTTGTAAATCATTAATAAATTCAGAAGCAATATAAGGTCCGCAATCATTATTAATAGTATGGATTAATCCTTTTGATGTTTTAGTAAATGTACCTTTATCAAATGCGCCTGATTTTATTTTTCCATTTTCAATAATAACTTTATTTAATTTATCATTAAATGGATCACTTGTATTATTATCATAACTATTATTATTTATAATAACATTAAGATTATTAGGTAATATATATGATAATATATTTCTACCAGACCATAATGGTATATCAATACCTTTTATATTAATAGTTCTACTTGGTTCAGGTAATACACCATTATATGTAGATAAATTACAAATAATATTCATTAATTGAGTTTTATTTAAATAAGTAGTATCATCTAAATATTCATTATTTTCTGATATAGATTTATTTATTGGATAAACATTTGTATTTTCAGAATAATGATATCCGTTATAATCAATAGGCTTTATTTTTTCAGACTTAGTAAATTTATTAATACCTAATAATGTATCTTGAACAATTGTAATTAAAGGCTTATTTTCTCGAGGTGAAATGATTTGATAATTAACAGATACTATATTCCGTAATTCACACATAGAAGATATAGATTGAGGTACATGCATATTCATTTCATCACCGTCAAAATCTGCATTATATGGTGGTGTTACACTTACATTTAATCTGAATGTATTTCCTTTCATAACTTTAACTCGATGTGCCATCATACTCATTTTATGTAACGATGGTTGACGGTTAAATAAAACATAATCACCGTCCATTAATGTTCTATTTACTATATCTCCATTTTCTAATACAATATCTTTATAATTATTATTATTAATAGTCGTTTTAGTATTATCTTTTTTTATAATATTTTTTATATTTGGCCATTCATTACAACCTTTCTGAAGTAATTTATTTAAAGCATTTATATTAATATTATTTACTTTTTCTGGATATGTTAAATTATTAGCAATTTTATCAGGTACTCCTAGTTCATCTAAATCAATATTTGGATCAGGTGTAATAACACTTCTAGCTGAAAAATCCACTCTTTTACCCATTAAATTATTTCTGATACGTCCTTCTTTTCCTTTTAAACGTTGTCTAATAGATTTTAAAGGTCTGCCAGATCTATGAGTACTTGGTTTAACACCACTAGATAATTCATTATCTATAAATGTTGCTATATGATATTGTAATACTTGAGTCCAATTTTCTATATCTTCCATTTTATCATTTTTAATTTTTATTGCTACAATATTATTAGTTTTAATTATATCTTGTAATTTATGTGTTAAATCATCATCCATTCTTTGAGAATTATCTTGTTTAACAGATGGTCTAACAGATGGTGGAGGAACAGGTAATACAGAACAAATTAACCATTCTGGACGACACCATAAATCAGAAAACCCTAAATAATTGCAATCTTCATTAGTAATTTTTTCAAGGATCATTTTAACTTGTTCAATTTGTAATAATTGTTTTTTAATATTATTTGAATTTTTTTCGTCGATTGCTAATTTCGACCATGTTGCATGTATTCCTTCCATTGCAGATATTTTATACTTATCTGGTTGTTTATAACCACATCCATCAACATTTTCATCTCCACATCTTTTAATTTTTTGACATAAATTATACATTTCAGTGAAGCGTATTTTATGAGATTTTTTTAATATATTTTTTATTATATCATCCTCTTTATTTAATAATAATTTAGAACAATTATAACATACACAAGTCATAATTTTAGGAATATATTCCATTAAATGATAATGATATACAGGTCTTGCTAATTCAATATGACCAAAATGACCCGGACAAATTATATTATCTTGATTACAAGTACCACATATTTTACCCATTTCAGTTGAACCCATACGAATATCAAATAAACCTTTAATAACTGGTATATCTTTATCATATGTATCATGTTTAGTAATTTCAACCACAGATCTTTCTCTTATTTCTTCTGGGCTCATAATACTAAATTGAACACTTCTTATTTTTTTCGTTTCAGGTTCAAATGACATTATATATAATATATATTATAATATTCTAATTTTTAAATCAAATTTATATATATTTATATCAAATTTATATATATATATATAAATTTGATTTAAAAAAATATTATTATTATTAATAATATAATGGATATAATGAATAATCATTCAATGGTCACTAGATCAAAAAAAGGAAATAATAATCCAAATAATAATCCAAATAATGATCCAAATAATGATCCACCTATAGATGATATAGAAGATGATATTGACGAATATGGTAATATTAAAGGTTTAATTGATTATAATGAGAAAAAAAAAATAAAAAAGAAATTTAGAAAAAATACGAAATCAAAACGAAATGATATTGGTGATATGGCAATATCATATATGGTGATGAATATATTAAAAAATATTAATATATTACCAATATGCCCTAAACAAACTAATCCTAAAAGAAATAAACTTCAATTAATAATGTCAGAAAAAACAAAAAATGATACTTTGAAATTAAATGAAAAAGGTGATATAAATGATATAGATGATATAGATGATATAGAATGTGATGATGAAAATGGTAATGATAATAGTGATAATAGTGATAATAGTGATAATAGTGATAATAGTGATAATAGTGATGATGACGAAAAAATAGATGAAGATGATGAAAGTATTGAATTAAGTGATGAAAGTATTGAATCGATTATGGATACTGGATTGAGTGAAGATGGTGTTAATGATGATGAAAATAAATCAGATTCAGATGATGATTCATATGCTTTTGATGAATTCGATGAACAATTTATGGATATGGAGGATAATATGGAATGTTGTGAAGATGAAGATGAAAATATTAACTATTTTCATAATTTAGAAAAAGATAAAAAAGAAAAATTATTAAATGAAATACAAAAAGTTAATGAAATTAATGATTTACATATGCCTTTAAAATTTAAAATTTATAATTCTGATATGGATATAAATACAAAAGCAATTGCTATTAAAAGTATTGATAAATTGAGTGAAATGGATGTATCTACAGGTGAACATTCAAAAATGGATAAATGGATTAATGGTTTAATATCTATTCCTTTCAATCAATATGTTAAATTACCTATTAATAATGAAAACACTATAGATGAAAAAAGAGATTATATTATTAAAAGTAAATCTATATTAGATGACTCTATATATGGTCATAGTGATGCAAAAACACATATTTTACAAGTTATAGGTAAATGGATTAAAAACCCTTCATCGCAAGGAAATGTATTGGCATTACAAGGTCCTATGGGAAATGGTAAAACAACCTTAGTAAAAGAAGGTATATCTAAAGCTATAGGTCGTCCATTTTCATTTATTGCTTTAGGTGGACAATCTGATTCATCTATATTTGAAGGTCATTCATATACATATGAAGGTTCTCATTGGGGAAGAATTATAGATATTTTAATAGAAAGCAAATGTATGAATCCTGTAATATATTTTGATGAACTAGATAAAGTAAGTGATTCTGCTAAAGGTGAGGAAATTATTCATATGCTTACACATTTAACCGATCCATCACAAAATACATTATTTCAAGATAATTATTACCCTGGCGTCAATATTGATTTATCTAAAGTATTATTTATATTTTCATTTAATGACGAATCTAAAATTAATCGTATTCTTAAAGATAGAATGTATGTTATAAATACTAAAGGTTTCAATAATAAGGAAAAAATTAGTATCTGTAAAGATTATATCTTACCAGAATTATATGATACTTATTTATTTAAATCAGAAGAAATCGTTATAAATGATGAAATATTAGAATATATTATTGATAAATATACAGATAAAGAAGAAGGTGTACGGAATTTTAAAAGATGTATTGAAGGTATTATTAGTAAAATAAATATTTATTATTTAACTCACACAGGTAATAATGATGATAATAAAGATATTGATCTAAATTTCAAAATCAAAGATTTTAAATTACCTTATACAATTAATAGAGATGATGTAGATAATTTTATTAAATCTAATACATCAAGTGAACCACCCATGTATATGTATATGTAATTACAAATTCCATATAGTGTATATGTAATTATAATATACAGTAATTATAAAAAAAAAAATATATGTATATATTATAAAACCATGGGAGGAGGATTAATGCAATTAGTAGCTTATGGTGCTCAAGATATCTATCTTACTGGTAATCCACAAATTACTTTTTTCAAAGTCGTTTATAGAAGACACACTAACTTCTCTATGGAGTCCATTGAACAAACATGGAATGGGAATTCTACAGGTGTAAATGGTCGTTGTTCTGCAACTATTTCTCGTAATGGTGATTTAATTACAAAAATGTATATAGAAGTTTCTTTTAATAAGGGAATATCACATGGTCATGATAACCATGGGGCCCTATTTATAAAAGATATTGAACTTGAAATTGGTGGTCAAAGTATAGATAAACATACTGGATTATGGATGGAAGTTTGGTCTGAATTAACTGAACCAAATTCCGCAGGTAAAATATCATTCGAGACCGGTGCTAGTTCTACTAACATGATGAATATGGGTGGCGGTCCCGATTCAGTATTTAAAGGTACAAGTTTTCAGGTCATGTCCAGAATGGGTGGATTTAATTGTTCGGGCACGGAAACCGCAGACCCCGTGCCATCTCAGAGTCCAATATTCATCCCATTAAGATTCTGGTTTTGTCGTAATCCTGGACTTTCACTACCTCTTATATCTCTTCAATATCATGAAGTTAAAGTTATATTAAATCATA